TCTAGTATCACAGTAATAGATTCTGATGTATTAGAATATTTAATGAGTTCATATATTGATCCTATCCAATATGATATGGATAATAAACTCAGAATATGAGAAAAACCTGATAAAAATAGTATATATGTGATTGGTAATGATATAGCAAAAGGTACTGGTGAACATTACTCTACGTGTCAAGTATTAAAAATTAAATCTACTGATCCATTTAAAGCAGAACAAGTATCAGTTTTTCAAGATAATTATACAGATGTATATACTTTTTCAAATATCATATATAGATTAGCACTTTATTATAATAATGCTTATGTAGTTGTTGAAAATAACATTGGTGATACAGTTATTTCACAATTATGATGAGAATTTGAGTATAGTAATTTAGTTAATGAAGGTAATAAGAAAACACAATTAGGAGTGAGAGCAACTACCAAAACAAAACCTAAAGCAGTTCTTACAATGAAAAAGTTAATAGAAGATGGTGATTTGATACTATATGATAAACACACAGTTAATGAATTAACAAGTTTTATTGATCATGGAAATAATAAATTTGCAGGTAAAGATTTAACAGATGATTTGGTATCAGCTCTATACTGAGCTTGTTATATAGTAGATTTTGATATTCTAGAAGAAGGCGAATTTAAAATCAATAACGAGATGGAAGATGAAGCTTGGGGAATATTAAGTGATATAGAAGAAGTAGAAGATACTTCTTGATTATTCAATTAAACATATAAATAAATAAGAGGAATTATTATGAATTTTAAAATGTATATACAAGAATCAGTAGAAAATAAAGAAGATGATTTGATAGAATTATTATCTAATTTATATAGAGTTAATAATTCTATACAACAATTAAATAAATTTTTTGAAATGAAAGATGTAATGAAAAAGATCAATACATCAATTAATGAAGTAGAAAAAATCTATAAACAAACATTTCCTGATAGAAATTTAAAAAAGAAATTAATATTATAGGATATATATGACTAAAGAACAACTACATAATAGAATTTTACGAGATTTGGGACATCCCTATGTAAAGGTAGAATTAAGTTACGAACATGTATATGATGCTATAGAAGATTCAACTGATAAATTTGTTAAATGGGCAACTGGTAATGCAACAGAAGAAATTTTCTTTACATTAGAAATATCTGCGGGTCAATCACTATATGATCTACCAAATGGTGTTGTTACATTATTGGATTATAATGATAGTGGTGGTTCAAGTTCAGGTGGAGTAAACACATTATTTACTATAGAATCATTTCTCTATTCAATGGGTTATTATCCAGATCTTGGAAGAAACTATGGTAATCTAGTTAGTTATCATTTAGCTCTTGATTTCTTAAAAAATTTAAATAGATATATAACTAATACTTATACATATAGATATTTTGAAAAAACTAATCAATTACAATTAATTCCTGTTCCTGATAAGACACAGTATATATTAATTAGATCATTTATGAAGAAAGGTTCTACACTAGGTAGTTGAACTGAAGAAGACTTTAATAAAGATTTATATAATGAATCTTGAGTAAGAAAATATGCAGTTGCATTATGTAAGGAAAAATTAGGATATATAAGAAGAAAGTTTAACCAATTTCAAGGAATAGGAAATACAGGTATTTCTTTGGATGGTGATCAGTTAATACAAGAAGCTAAAGAAGAAAAGGAAAAATTAAGTGAGGAAATTAAAGATGATTATGTTTATGAAGGATTTGATATTTTAATAGGATAGTAAAATGTTAAATTTCCAATAAATATACAGATAAGAGGAGTAATAGATGACATTTCCAGCAAGTACACAGATAAAGATGGATGCCCTTACTGAAGTGCAGCGTACAGCAAATAGATTGAAAAGTGATATGCAGAGACGCCGTGATACATTGGCAAACAAGAACGTAAGTGGACAGTGGATTTTGGCTATGATTAGTAATTTAACTGCTGCAATAAACACCTTTGAATCCAATGCTTCCGTCCCAGGAATAGGAGATTATGTAAAAGATCAATATGAAGATCTTTCAATTAATGTATTAACTGAGTTCAGTAACATGAAAAATGCAACTCAAGATGTAAAAGATTGGATTGTTAATAACCTTCCTACTGATTCTAATGGTTATTTAATTATTCGTTCATTGGACACAAATGGGGAAATTGTAGAACGTGAGTTTACCCCAACACAAACACAAATTTTGCGTGATAAAATAGACACACTTATTGCCACTATTGGATAAATTATGTATTTTCCCGTTATTGAAGATTATATTAGTGGATATGATAGTAACTATGAAGTTTCTATATCCATACCTAATAATGTTGCAGCAAATGAACTTTTGCTGATTTATTTTGGTTTTGATGATTCTAGGTCAATTGATTCAATTCCATCTGGCTGAACTACAATACACCCCGTGTGGACTGATACTAATAATAGTTCTGCAATTATTATTGGAAAAAAGGCTGATGGAACTGAGGGTGGAACAAGTGTTAATTTTGGGATGAATGGATCAACCATTTGTTCATATGTATGCCTAAGAATAAGTGATTGAGGAGGAGATTTATCAAGTTATATTGATGTATCAACCTCAGTTTCAGATAATATAAGTAGATCACAACCAAATCCACCATCTGTTGCAGCAGGTTGGGGAAGTGATTATAATTTATTTTTAACTTTTTGTACGATTTATAATGAAGATGTTACAGCACCTCCTACTAATTATACTACTATTGATTTTATAAACAATAATAGTAGAAGATCAGGAGTAGCATACAGAGAGCTTACAAAAGACAATGATGATCCAGATACATTTACAGCAGACCATGATGAATTTTGGGTTGCTGCGACAGTTGTTATTGCTCCTCTTCCCGCACCAAATGCACCTACTAATCCCTCACCTTCAGATGAAGCAACAGGTATATCAGTAGATCCAACTTTACAAGTTGATGTCTTCGATTCAGACGGAGACTTGATGGATGTTTCTTTTTATAATGCTGCTAATGATAGTTTAATAGGAACAGATAGTGAAGTAGCAAGTGCTGGAACAGCAAGTGTAACATGGAATGATTTGAGTTATGATACAACATACTCTTGGTACACTATAGCTGATGATGGATCAGCTATTACACAAAGTAATACTTGGAGTTTTACAACATTTAATGTTATATCAGTCACTACTCAAGAAACATTTCAAGTATCTGAATCACTACAGAGAAGTAAGACAGTTTCTGCACAATCTTCTGAATCATTATCCTTAGATGATGTTGATAGTAAAATTACTGATTTTCGTCCATCTTTAACAGATACCGTTAATACAAATGATAATATTTTACTAAAAGCATTACTTTTAACATTTTTACAGGATAATATAACATTATCTGAAGAAACATTAAATACTACTATATTTAACTTATTATCTAAAGATTCATTTAATATATCAGAAGAGGCGTCAAATACTACTATATTTAACTTATTATCTAAAGATGTATTAAGTACATCTGAAGAATCATCAAATACTACTATATTTAATCCTAATACTTCTGATAGTATAACATTATCAGATATAGTATATACAATCGTTAATTATATAGTTAGTTCTTCAGAAAACAATATATTTAATGATTCAATATTAAGAACAGTTTCATATACATCTTTAGTTTCTGATAATATCACATTATCAGCTTTATTAAATGTATTTTCAATTTTAAATTCTATCTCTAGTGATAATCTTTTAGTAAATGAAAATACACAAAATGAAGTGATTCTAAATTTATTATGTTCTGACTCTGTAACTTTAAATGATATACTAAATTTAACTACTATATTTAACTTATTATCAACAGATTCATTTAATATATCAGAAGAGACATCAAATACTACTATATTTAATCCTAATACTTCTGATACAGTTACATTGTCTGATGTATTAAGTATAATTGGTATATTTAATAAGTTAGTGGATGATTCTACATTACTAAATGATATCTCATCAAATACTACTATATTTAATCCTAATACTTCTGATACAGTTACATTGTCTGATGTATTAAGTATAGTAGGTGAGTTTAACAAAGAATCAAGTGATTCATTTAATATATCAGATATCTCATCAAATATAACTATATTCAATCCTAATACTTCTGATACAGTTACATTGTCTGATATATTAAGTATAATTGGTATATTTAATAAAGAATCAAGTGATTTACTGTCTCTTTTAGATAATGCAAGTTTATTTTCTGGCATTACATCTTTTGTTTCATCAAATATATCATTTAATACAGTATTAGATGTAATTGGTGAATTTAATAAATTAGTAGATGATAGTTTGTCATTTAGTACCATACTAAGTGTGATTAAAGATGTATTGTCCGTATCAACAGACAATTTAATTGTAGATAGTACTACATCTAAAACCACTATATTTAATACAGATAATATTGATCAGATTACATTATCAGATATTGTTTCAAAAACTTTAGATCATGTAATAACTACCAAAGATGTCTTAAATTTAGATGAAGTTATTGATAGAAATATTGTTATAGAGAGATTATTATCCTCTAATATATTATTTTCAGATTTTATTTCTTTAATAACCACTTTAAATTTTACATCACAGGATACATTAATACTTGATGAAAACATAACACAATTATTTGAAAAAATAACAATTTTGGATGATTCATTTAATATATCAGATATCTCATCAAATATAACTATATTCAATCCTAATACTTCTGATACAGTTACATTGTCTGATATATTAAGTATAGTAGGTGAGTTTAACAAATTAGTAGATGATAGTTTATCTTTATCAGATATAGTAAATGTTATCAAAATTTTTAATGGATATGTTCAAGATGAAATAAGTATAAACACAATCATTTCTGTTATAGAACATTTACTTTCATTAACAACTGACAATGTTAATTTAATTGATACAGCAACTAATGTAATTGATTTAATAAAAAATGTGAAAGAATTTCTTAATTTTGGTGATTCATCTTTTGACACTTGAACTTTTAATGTTACTGGATCAGATAATATAACTACATCTGATATAATAATCACATTATCAATTTTAAATTCGGTGTCTTCTGATAATATAACAATAGAAGATTTAAGTTCAGTTTTAAAAAATATTAATCAGTTACTAAGTGATGAAAATTTATTTTCAGATTCTAGTAGTAGATTAGCAGATTACTATAAATTATGCTCAGATGTAAATATTTTTTCTGACTTAGTTCTATTAAGATTGATATTAAGATTGAAAAATGAGGAAAGACTAGAACTAACAGATAATGTTACTTTAGGATTAATACTCAATCTGTTAAGTACAGAAAATATTACATTCTTAGAACTTTGTGCAGCTTCTTCAATATTAATAAGAAGCGTTTCAAGTGATTTAGAATTAAATGATTCAAATAATATAAATATTGAATATGTGGTTAGTGCAAGTGATGATACTCAATTCTCAACAGTACTAGAGGTAATATCAACACTTTATTCAAAAGTATCTGAAAACACACACTTTTCAGATATTACCTCTATTGAGATACTTAGATTACCACATGGTAAAATTAAAGTTATATTTAAAGTAGGTACTAATAGAGTAGTATTTTCTATAAATAAACCAGAAATGAATTATAAGTTTAAGAATCCACACATGGAATCTAAACTAAAGAAACCAGAAGTAAATTTTAATTTAAAGAAAGGAGATCAAAAATGAAAGATACAATAAGTTCTTTAGGATTATCAGGTCAGTTTCATATTTCTTGTTATGATAAGAATGGAAATTTAAAATGGGAAGATAATTTCCCAAACACGGTTGTTAATGAGGGAATTAATCATATTCTTGATGTGTTGTTCGTTTCAGCAACAACACAGATTGATCCTTGATATGTTGGATTACTGAATAGCACACCAACTGTTTCACCTACTGATGGAATAGTAGATCTTTCAGAGTTTATTAACTATGATGGTGATAGAAAAGAGTATGTAGACTCAAGAACAGGTCAAACAGTAGATAATAGTGCTAGTGTTGCTGAATTTTTAATTAGTTCAGATAGTTCAACTATTGGGGGTGCTTTTTTAGCATCAGTAGCAACAGGAACAACAGGAACTCTACTTTGTGGTTCAGCATTTAATAATGGTGATAAAACAGCTGATACTGGTGATACGTTGAAGGTAACTTACGAATTTAGTGGATCAAGTGCATAATATAGGTATATAAATGTCTAGTACAATAAAAACACGACCAGTAGAAGGAAGTACAGCAACTCTAGAATGTACATTTAAAGATACCAATAATAACATTATTGAATCTAGGTACATAAGTTCTATAACATGATCTCTGTACGATTCTGAGAATAATATAGTTAATGAAAGAGAGAATATATCAGAAGATATAAATAATCCATTAATTATTGTTCTTACAGGTAGTGATTTGCCATATGGTAAACTATATTTTTATGTTCATGTTGTATATGATTCTACAGTAGGTTCAAACTTAAATCTCAGAGATGAGATTTCATTTTATGTTGAAAATTTAAGGAATAAAAATGTCTCTTAATCCAAAAGATTCACCATATTGAGATTTATTCGATGATTATCCAGATCATTTAGAATACAATCTTTTTGATTCTGTTGTTTCAGAATATAATGATGTTTCAGGGTTTCCTATATATTACTATATAAGATTAATCTCTGAAACATCTGATGATATATATGGTGAAAATCCTACAGAAGAGTATTCAGATCCATATAGAACCAAACTTATATATGAACCAAGTGAAGAACCACAAATATTAGAATTTGGAATTTCTAGTGATGATACTTTAGAATATGCACAATTAACTAAAACTATATTTGATAGAGATGTAAGTGATCCTTATATTTTAGATAAAGAAATAGATTCTATTGTACCAAAAGCTGGTGATTTAATCAAAACTTTATGAAATAATAAAACTTATGAAGTTGTGTATGTAGGATCAGAAACAAGAATATTTCAAGGCAAGAAGTATATATGGGATTTCATATGTAAACCATATAGATACAGTTATGAAAGTGAATCTAGTGATAATTTTCTATTTAATGATCCTGATAGTGATGATTTTCCAGATATTAATGTTACAACTGAGACAGAATCATATACAACATCTGGAGATACTATAAAACAAAGATATGGTGATAATGAAGTAATAGAAGATGAAAGTGATGATGTATCAGATATAGATACATCTATCTATGGATATTAATTATGAGAAACTTTTTCTATTTTGGAACGATACGAAAAACAATTATACAATTTTTAGATATTTTCAAAGATTTGAAAATTGCTAAATATGATGAAAATGGAGATATTATTAAATATGTAGAAGTTCCTGTAAAGTTTATGCCTAAGCAGAAATGATATTCCTGGTTAAAGCAAAGAACACATGAGAAAATATATCCAAATATAGGAATACAAATAACTAGTATGGAGTATGATTCTAATAGAACTACTGGTAAACATGAAAAACATTTAATAAATATAGTAGGAACTAATTATGAAGAATATCAAACTCCAATACCTTATAACATAATATTTGAGGTAAGAATTTCTACAGAATTTATCAGTGAAATGGATCAAATAGTAGAACAAATATTACCATATTTTTCACCTTATGTAGTTAATAATATTAAAGTAGATGAGTTAGATCTTGATTGAGATGTAAACATAAATTTTGATGGACTTCAAATAAATCAAGATATAGATATAAATGATTACAGAAACAATGAATGAACTTTAAATTTTACTGTTCAAACATATTTGCTAAAACCATATCTTGAAAGTGAAGGTAAATTAATTAAGAAAGTAGTTAATAAAATTTACACAAGTAAAGAAGCTTGAAATGATATAGATACAGAAACAGATATGCCTTCTGGTGGTGGATCAGAAGATGAAGAAATATTGATACTAGCTTCTAAAGAAGATGGGAAAATTTTAATAGAATATGAGGTTTTTTATTAATGACATTATCTCTTAGTAAAGCAAGGGGAATGAATTTTAAACTTATATTTCCCATACTACCAGAAACAGAAGATATTGATGATTCAAAATTATATAATATAAATATAGTAGACACAGTTTTACCTTCAATTTCTATTACTCCTCTTGAATTACCATGACAAGGCGGACAAGTATATCAAGAGGGTGGTGGAATGGAATATGGTGAATGAAAAACAAAATTTCAAATAGATCAAAATTTTAATAATTATATATTATTATATGATTGATTAACATCAGCATATGATGGGATTAGTGTTTTTGGAAGTTTAACAAATGATTATCAAATTACAGCTAATTTATTAGTACTAGATAATTGAGATAATGTTGTTGTAACTTGAGAATTTAAAAAATTATGGCCTTCATCATTAGGTGATGTCCAATTTTCATATAAAAATGGAAGTGAAATTTTAGAATGTGATGTTGTCTTTATTTATGACTTTTTTATTAAGAAAATATAAATAAATGAAACAAAGGAATTTAATTAGGAGGAAAAAATGAGTATATATTCAAGTCCTTTAATAGACATTATTGAAACTGACAAGTCTTCATATGTCTCTGGTTTTGCAGCTACAGTAGCAAATATTGTAATAAGAAATACATGAAAAGGTAAAGAAATGGAAAGGCAATTGATAACTCAAGAAAGTGAGTTAATTGATTGAGCAGGAATACCAAGAGATAAAATATATGATGAGAATGGAAACGCAACAAGTATTTCTGATAACTATCAAGATATGTTCTCTGCAATTGGTTATCTTAAACATGGACAAAATCTATATTGTGTAAGAACTATGCCAGCATCTGCTACATTCGCAGGTGGGTTCTTTGATGATGCGGAAACATGAAATGAATTTGCGGGAGACGGAGCTTTAACCTTAAAAACAGAATCATATTCAAATGGTGATATTTCTGATCCAGATGAATTTTCTGAAGAAGCACCCTCTTTAATGGGAACTGATTCTGTTTGAATCATTGCCAAAGATAGAGGTTATTATGGTAATAACATTAGAGTAGCTATTGTAGATAAAACTACTCAAACTGAAATTTTATCAGGTGGAAAAACTGATTGAGAAGATGGAGAAATTTATAATATTGTAAATAGAATAGATTCTCCGATTAAAAATGAAGAAGATTTTCTGTTACTAGTTCAAAACAAACCAGACCAAAGTGATGCATGAGTTTTAGCAGAAATTTGAAACGTGTCTTTAAATGAAAATGCTAAAGATGATCAAGGAACAACTAAATTTGTTGAAAAATTAGTAAATAGGAGTTCTAGACTTATAAGAATAGCAGTAAATAGTGATTATCATAATTCAACAGTACCTAATGATTGAGTAACAGAGGATTTTAATGATTTGGGTGGTGGAAGAGATCATGATGGTGATGAAATTAATGATAATATAGTTTTAGAAGCTTATGAAATATCAGAAGATCCAGAATCTGTTGATATTAATTTATTTATTGATTCAAATAAATCAACCACTGTTAAAAAAAGAATAGTTGAAATTGCTGAATCAAGAATGGATAGTATGTTAATTGCTGATGTTCTACGTGAACATGTTGTCAATAATAAAGGTAATGAAACAACTGATATTACACGATGAAGAAGAGGGTACACAACTCCTAACTTCAATATAAGTTCAAGTTATGCAGCTTTATATGCAAATTGGTTAGAAGTTTATGATAGATACAATAGTAAATACAGATGAGTACCAGCTTCTGGTTATGTAGCAGGCATTTATGCTAATAATGACAGTCTTACAGATCCTTGGTTTGCACCAGCAGGTTTGGAAAGAGCTACCCTGAATAATATTAGAAGGTTAGCTTGAAATCCTAATCAAGCTAAAAGAGATACATTATATATTGCAGGTATTAACCCAATAGTTTCTTTTGCAGGAAAGGGGAAAGTTATTTGAGGACAAAAAACAATGTTTTCTGAATCTTCAGCATTTAATAGAGTAAATATTAGAAGATTATTTATGGTATTAGAAGAAAGTATCAAAGATTCAGCAATGAGATTTGTATTTAAACCAAATGATAGAGATACACGAAATCAACTAGTATCTATGATTGATCCTTTTCTTGCAGATGTTAAAGCTAGAAGAGGAGTAGTTGATTATTTAATTGTATGTAATACTACAAATAATACTCCTGAAAGAGTAGATAGAAGTGAATTATGGTGTGATATTTATGTTCAACCAACTAAAGCTGCTGAATTTATTAGACTTAACTTCATAGCAACAAGATCAGGTATGGAATTTACAGAATATAAATAATTTTAGGATAGTGAAAGAATTCTTTCACTATCCTAATTATTAAAGGAGAAAATAAAATGGCATCATCAGACGGATTTTTATCAAATTTTAAAGCGGGTGTAAATGGAAATTTTGCCAGAGCATATCTATTCTATGTAAAGTTTCCTAATTCTGGTCCGGTTAATTTACCAGAAAACCAAGTATTTCTGGTTAGATCATCAAATTTACCAGAATCAACTATAGACCCAATAGTAGTCCCCTACCAAGGGATGGAATATAAAATAGGTTCTACACATACATATTCAGAATGAGAATGTACATTTAATGCTGACAATAAAATGAATTTAAGAAAAGAATTCATGGAATGAATGAAAGGTGTTCATGATCCAACTACTAATGAACATGGTAAACCAGAAGAATATTTTGGAAAAGTAGAAATTGAAATGTTAGATCCATTTCAAACTTTTGGTGGTAATGCAACAGCTAATGCAACTTATAAAGCTATATTATATGATGCATGACCTAGTAGTGTGGGTTCATTAGATTTAGCATATGATAATAAAGAAGTGGCTCAATTTAGTGTTACATTTACATATAATTGACATGAAGAAGAAGAGGGATAAATAATTATCTAAATAAAGAGGTGTTTTAATGAGTTATAAAAATTATTTAAATGTATATGATTTTTCATGTGAATTACCTGGAACAGGTGAAGTAGTTAAATACAAACCTTTAACTACTGGTCAAATTAAAAAATTATTAGTACATGAAAAGGAAACAAATCCAATTGTTTTAGAAAATGTATTTGATCAACTAATTACTTCTAGTGTAATATCTGAAGATTTTGATATAGATAAAATATATGTACAAGATAAAATATTCCTACTAATTGAAATTAGAAAACATAGCAAAGGTGAACAATTTACATTTCAATTTACATGTCCTAAATGTAAATCTCAAAATTTGAATTATTTTGATTTTAATAAATTAGAGGTTATTAAAAAACAGAATACAGAATATGGAGAAGTAACTGCTGGTGATAATATCAAATTATATATAGATTTTATTACTAGAGGTGAACAAAAAGAATCATATAATATGATAGAAAATATTGAGGAATTAACAGATTCACAAATAAGAGCAGAAATGTCACTTCATAGTTTAGCTAGTGGTATAAAAAAAGTAGAATCTCCAGATGGTATAGAAGAAATAGGGGTTGAAGACAAACTTTATATTGTTAATTCTTTAACAGTAGATGACTTAGAAGAAATAAGAAAGTGATATGATAATAATAATTTTGGTATAGATATTAAATATAAACTTATTTGTGATAATTGTGGGTTTTTTGAAGAAAAAACCGATGTGGAGGTAAGTAGTAATTTTTTTTAACCAGAATTTTATTAGAAGGTCAAACATTAGTTAATATTATAAATGAACAATATCAGTTAGCTAAACATGCCAATATTTCATTATCAGATAGTGAAATGTTGGCAGATTTTGAAAGAGAAGCTCATCTTGATATGGTATTACATGATTTAAAAAAAGAAAACGAACCATTTAATAAAATTATTAAATAACCCACTTGAGTTCATAGACTCAATGGATCTTAAAAGGTCTAAAGGGATCATTCCCCTTTAGACCTTTTTTATAGGAGAACTAGAATGGCCACTGAAAGAAGAGAATATATAAAAACAATAAAAAATTCATTAGAAAAATTTAATGAAGAGAGTCAATTAATATTTGAGCAACTTCAAAATTTGAAATCTGATGATATTACTCTTCAGATCTTAATAACAGAAATACAAAAGATCAGAGAAAATACTGTCTCTGAAAAACACTATAACAAATTAACAAATATTCTTAATCAAATACAAGAAGGTGAAATTAAAGAATCAGATTTGAATAAAAGTGTTGATGAAATTTCTGAAGGTTTTATGAAGGGAACTAATACATTATTAGAAGGTATTGGTTCAAAAATTGGAGAAATGGCAGAGCAAAATGAATTAATAGTCTCTGGTATTAATAAAGTAGGTGGATTTTTTGGTGAAATATTCTCCCCCTTTCAAGAACTTTTTAACCTTATAACTGGAACATTTTCTATACTTCAAGGTGTCTTTGGTTATATGACCAAGATTCCTACTTTATTAATGGGATTAATGAGTGTTATTAGAAAAGACCCAACACCTGACAAATTGGATAAATTAATTGATCTTGAAGAATCTAAGATAAAGAAAGAAGATAGAGAAATCAAAGATGATAGTAGTATTTGAAGTGAATTATTACTAATAGCTGGACAAATCACAGGTGGTATAATGGCAGGAGTAAGTGGATTCGTTACAGCTGTTCAGAAAGACATAGTGAAAATGTATAAACCATTTATGAATGTATTTAAAAATGGTATATTAGATCCAGTTCGGAATTGATTCAAAAAAGAAAACTGAATCACAAATATGTTAAACAGAATAAAAAATATTAAAGGAATAACTAGAATAGAAGGATTAATTAGTAGATTTAGTGGAATTGTTGACAGAATAAGAAATATGTTTACGTCTGTGATAGAAAGATTAGGTAAAGTGAGATCATTAGTAGATGATTTGATAAAACAATCAGGAAAATTTGGAAAAATTATTGGTGGAATTTCTAAAGCACTAGGAAGATTAGTTTGACCATTGTTGATTGCTTATGAAGTTATAAGAGGAATGATAAAAGGAGAAACAATAAGAGATAAAATATTAGAGGCAAGTGCTGGTATTTTATCTATAGCAACACAAATACCGGAATGAATTATTAATGGATTGTTATGAGCATTTGGTTCTGAATTTAGAGTAGATTTTGGTAGAGAAGCAATAATTGAAGCAATAAATGATATAAGTGATTGGTTATATAAGAATGTAACTGAACCAATAACAAATTTCCTGAAAAATTTTGATTTAAAAGAATCATTCAATAAACTTGTTAATAAAATAGAAATTACTATTAGTGATTCATTTGGATCAATACTAAAAAAGTATAATAATCTGAAAAATATGTTAATGGGATTTTGAAATTCTCTAATTAAAATGAATTTTCTTGATTCTGATTTGTTTAGTACAATTACAAATTGAATGGAATGAACCTTTGATCAAATTAAAAAACCATTCATGTGAGTTAAAGAAAAACTACAAGAAACTGAACAATGATTAATTAATCATACATTGTTTGATAAACAAACAATAGATTCATTAAAACAATCAATGTCTAGTATGTTTAACTGGATAATTGTACCTTTCAAGAATGTACTAACTAATTTGAATGATGTACAAAACTGATTAATAACTACTGTATTTGCAGATCCAACACAAACATGAGAAAGTATTAAGAGTGTAATGTCTGATGTGTTTGATTGGATAACTATACCTTTCAAATCAGTATTAGAAAAATTACAAAATTTTTGAAATTGGTTAACTACAACAGTATTTGCAGATCCAACACAAGCATGAAAAGATATTAAGAGTGTAATGTCTGATATGTTTAACTGGATAACTGCACCCTTTACAAATGTACTAACTAATTTGAATACTGTACGGAATTGGTTAACTACAACAGTATTTACAGATCCAACACAAGCATGAGAAAATATTAAGAGTGTAATGAGTAATGTATTTGATTGGATAACTATACCTTTTAAATCAGTATTAGGAAAATTACAAAATTTTTGAAATTGATTAACTACAACAGTATTTGCAGATCCAACACAAGCATGAGAAAATATTAAGAGTGTAATGTCTGATGTGTTTAACTGGATAGCTGTACCTTTCAAGAATGTACTAACTAATTTGAATAATGTACAAAACTGATTAATAACTACTGTGTTTGTAGATCCAACACAAACATGAGAAAATATCAAGAGTGTAATGAGTAATGTGTTTAACTGGATAACTACACCCTTTACAAATGTATTAACTAATTTGAATACTGTACGGAATTGATTAACTACAACAGTATTTACAGATCCATCACAAACATGGGAAGGGATTAAAAGTACAATGAGTAATGTATTTGATTGGATAACTATACCCTTTACATGAGTTAAGGATAAATTAAAAATATTTGAGAATTGATTAATTAATCATACATTGTTTGATAAACAAACAATAGATTCATTAAAACAATCAATGTCTGATGTGTTTGGTCAAGTAACTGCACCTTTTATATTTGTTAAAAATTTATTATCTGATATGTGGAATTGATTAACAGCTACTACATTCAGTGATCCATCACAAGCATGAGAAGATATTAAGAATAAATTATATGGTATATTTGATTATTTAACAGAATTATTTCAACCAATTAAATTTGCAGCATTAACATTTTATGGTTTATTAACAGGTGATTTTGGTACAATGTCTACCAATGTAAAGAAAATGTTGAATTCTTTACAGAATGTAATGTCTAATATATTCAATAATATCAAAAACTTTTTGATGAACAATACACCTATTGGTCCATTAGTCAGAGGTTTTAATAATTTATATAATTTTTTGACAGAGGATAACAAAGAAGAAACAATATTAGAATCATTAATTAATGATTTAAAAGAATTACCTGGACAAATAACAAATTGATTTTATTCAATTATACCTAATTGAAAAGATGATATAGAACCACGATTAAAGAAGATCGTACCAGATTGAGCAGAACCTTGAATATTTGGGAAAAAACTTGATATTGGTAAAATGCAGGACACACCTAAAATGTCAGGGAAGGAATTAATGAGAACATTAATAAAGGGTGATGCAGTAGATAGAAAAGTTGGTTTTAGAGGTATGCCAGATGAATTTTCATTAAAGAAACCAGCATTAGAAAGTATGAGTTCTACACAGGCGAATAAATTATTGAATACTGATTATAAGTTCACCAAAGAAACTAGGGATTCATTAGTAGAATTAACCAAGAAAGCTACTAAGAAAAAATCAATTTATACTCATGATGTCACATTAGAGAATATTATGGGTAATATCAAAGATATTTTAAAAGGTGATGTTTCTTACTCAGATTCAGACACTACATTTATTATAGAGAATAATAAATCAAGAAATATAGATAGTATTAATACAAGTATTTCAAGAAATAAAATAGAAGAAAAAAATAAAGAAAGAGCAATCAGAGAAAAAGAGATTAACTCTAACAGAAATTTTTTAGAATCTATTAATAATAAAGTTTCTAATAATATAAATAATGACCTGAACAATAATGTAAAAAATGTTAATGAACCGAATAAGGATGAAAGAGAACGTATATTTCCAAGTGAACATATACCAGATGAGATAGAAAATTTATCATTATTCTTATTCACAAAGAATTGGGGAATTGTATCATAATTAGATAGGAACATTGAGGTAAATTATAATGATTAAATGGTTTCCATCAAGAAGTATATTTTCAGGTGAATGAGCTGATAATGTTCTATGAATAGAACTTACACCTAAAAAAATAGCTAATCAAAATATTCAGAAGACTACTTATGTCGAATTAGAAGATGCAGATGATTTAGATATAAGCCAATATAATTTTCTAGCACCAAATGAAATTCAAGAAACTATAAACAATACGTGAGAACCTATGGAAAATATTATATCTGGTATGTCACAGAAAATAGCATCTACGGCAAAAATTATAAATCAGGGAATTGCTCAGTATAAAGTAGATACACCTTTAGTGTATATGAACTCTGAAAATAGACAAGTTACATTCTTATTTAACTTAATTATGAATGAAAAGGCAAATTCTAAAGAATACGTAGTTGATCCAGTTAAGAATTTAATGAAGTGATCAACACCAAAAATACCAACAAAAATAATGTCACAGAGTTTACAAAAAGTAGAACTTCCATATGTATTTCAGGTAAGAACAAAAACAGGAGTTGATGGATATAAAGATATTGTCAATATGAGATGTGCTGCTATCTCATCTATACAACCAACTTACTTTCATCCATATGTGAATGGTTATCCATGTAAATGTGAATTAACAATTACATTTATAGATATAGAACCAATAAGTAGAGACAAAACATTTAATATAACTGTATCTTAAAGGGATATATATGCTAGAACCAATAAATAAAACTTATTATGAATTTACAGGTAAAAGGCTGAAAAATAATTCCCAACTTAAAGCTTTTAATTTACTAGAAGATTCTGATGGAAACAAATTATTAAATATATTCAGAACTTATAGCATAAAAAATTTAAGTATTAATTATTTTTTAATACATGAACTTGATTATGAAGATAGGTGATATAATTTATCTTGAAAATATTATGAAACACCATATTTATGATGAACTATACCTATGGTTAACAATATAGCAAATCCGTTTGAATTTCCAGAAGCAGGAACTAATATCAAAATATTGAAAAGTTCTTATATTTATAGTGTTTTGAATGAAATTAAAGAGTTAGGGAAAAAATAGATGAAAGATTCAAATGTTAAAGTACAAGATTATGGGAAGGAATTTAGTGTTGGAATTTCAGTATATAATCAAGATTTTTATTGATTATCTAATAATGAAATATATGAATTTTACTTCATAGAAGATATATATTCATATTTAATAACTGGCAAATTAATTTTTTATGATAGATATAGCATTTTTGAATTTGGATCTCTAGTTGGTGGAATACTTATCAATATTGTATTTGGAGTAGATAAAGATTTGACATTAACTTTTCAAGTATATAAGTCAGATAGAATTATACCAGAAACTTCACATAGAAATGAAATGAGTGAGAATGTAATAGAACTTACTTTAGTAGAGTCTAATTTTCGTTATTTAGTACAACAAAAATATTCTAGAAGTTGAAGAAATAAAAATATAACGTCAATTGTATCTGATATATTAAAGAATATGGTATTTATAGAGTCAGAACAACAAAATATTGTTGATCAAAGTAGTGAAAGTATTGATTTCTGTATGCCATATTGAACACCACAACAGTCAATAAACTGATTATTATTAAGAGCTTCTTCTAATAATAAATGGGGTTATTGTTGTTATACAAAAACAAAAGCAGATCATAGAAGTTATGCTATTTTAGAAATTCAAACACTTGAAAATATGTTAAGTTCTGATAATATTCTTAGTGATAAAAATGATGGAGTATATAGAATGGTTACTCCTGATTTATATAATTTTAACAGGATATTATCATATGAAGTTTCTGGTACAGATATGTTTTCTAATAAACAATTGAGAGGTGGTCACGTTCTAGGATATGATTTTAAAAGAAAAAAGTTAATAGATAAAAAATTTCAATATTCTCCTGGAAGTAATTACTTTAATAAAGAAAGTGGTGAAGATGTAGTTGATAATTTCACTATGTTAGGTGATTGAACTTTATTAAGTGGAACAGAATATAGCTTATTTAATGATACTGATGTCAATTCAGAAATAATTGGTGAAAATAATGAAACAATTATAAAAAATATTTATTTCAATGATTGAATAAAACGATATTGTATGCAAAATACAGTTAATATTGTAGTTAGAGGCCATGAAGATAGAGAATTAGGAAAATTAATATGAATAGAATGACCATCTTCTAGTAAAGATGAAGTATATAATGCTAATATGAATGGACTCTACTTAATTAAAAGTATAACACATCATTTTTCACCTAAAGGAAAACCAGCATATAAACAAAAAGTTGGTCTTATTAGAAATGCATATAATTATGATGAAATATCTAAAAGACTTCTTTATCCATCAAATAAGATAAATACTACACAACCAACAGGAATAATAGTAACTTAATTATGATAAAAAATCCATTAAGCTCATTACAACCAGAATCAAATAAACTATTTGGTATATATAGGGGAGTTGTTGAAGATAACAGATCAGATCCTAGAAAAGCTGGAAGAATAAAGGTTAGGGTATTTGGTGTTCACACCAAAAAGAAAACTAAAAATAGTGAGGGAACAGAAGGAATTCCTACAGAAGAATTACCATGATGTGAGCCTGCCCTACCTATCTTTGAAGGTGGTGTATCAGGATTTGGTAGGTTTTCACATCCAGTAGAAGGCTCTCATGTTTTTGTGTTTTTTGAAGCGGGGAATCCTATGGAACCAAGACATTTCGCTTCTGCACCAGGAATTCCAGAATCTGCACCTAGATATAATGAAAATGAAGGATTCAGTAATCCTAATATTCCTAATGTTGGTGATGATAGTGATGATGTTGATATTACTGATGATATTATTGTAACATTGGATAGATATGAAACTAGTGATCAAGGTACTAAAGGTAATATTAGTATTAATGATTCATATTTCTGTAAATCTTTAGAATTACCTTGAAGAGATAATAACAATAACATATCTTGTATTCCTACAGGTACTTATGAAGTTTTCTTTAGACAATATCATTATAAACTTAAATCAGTCCCAGGAAGAACAGGTATATTAATACATTCTGGTAATTATGCAGGAGATAGTAGTGAGGGATATTTAACAAATTCACAAGGATGCATAATGTTTGGTCAAGAGTTTGGAACATTAAATAATCAACTAGCAGTATTAAATTCATCAAATACTGTTAATAAATTTGTATCAAAGTTAGAAAAAAAATCTTTTAAATTTATAGTTACAAATAGTACAAGTACAGATATGTCTGTGTAAAGGATAAAATATGAGTTTATATAATGAACTTAATTTTTCTGGAGCAACTGTTTTTGATTGAGACTTCTATCATAAAGAATATTTAAATTCACCTACTATTAGTTCTTCAGAAGGTGATAAACGTTTAATTGCATTTAATACGAGAGATAAACAATTAAAAATACTTCTTCCACCAAAGAAGTATTTAGATAGTTCCGGTATAAGTATTTCTTTTACTGCTTCTAGTGGTATATGTAAGTATAAAGCACAAATTGATAATGTTCCTTCAATAAATACTCCAAATTATTCTGTGAATAATTTGCCTTTTAAACAAATTCAAGAATTGTCTTATGCAAAATGTATAGAATTTGATAGTCAAAGTAGTTCATGGAAAATAGCAAATTTAAAACCTTCTGAACCACATTGGTTGTGTATTGATATAGATCAAGGAACAGTAGGACGAATTAAAACTGATGTTTCTTTTAGATTATTAGAAGAAACAGCAAAGGAATACTTATTAGGTAGAAATGATCCAAGTGATTATGATGATTCAAGTGATTCAAGCGTTTATGAACCTCCAAAAATATGAAAATATGCTCCTGGTGAACCAGATTGGCATAGATTAGCAAGACATGAAAAAATAGAAGATACACCTATTGGGTACAGAAGATCTCATAAAGTTACTGATATAGATGTATCTTGATATTTTTTTGAATGAGATGAACCTGATCCTTACTATAATGCATTATATCCAGAAAATAAAGTTATGGGTACACATAATGGGTTATTATATGAGATAGATGATACTCCAGATAATAGAAGATTTCATCGTTGACATCCATCAAATACATTTGAGGAAATATCTGAAGAGGGACATTTAAATAATAGAAATCATGGAGATAGATTCATATTAGTAGATGAAAATTTCTATAAATTAATAGAGAAAAATTTTTATGAAACAATAAGAAAATCATGTTTCAGACTTATAAAGAATAATAATTGATCTCACACAATAGGAAATGAATTAAATTGAGTTCAAAACAGTAAAATTACTTATATTGATTCTAATAGGAAAGAAGAAATTGGTGCAAATAATGATATCATTATTAATAAAGGTTCTTATGTAAAAGCATCAGAAACATATAATGTTCAATCAAAAGAAATAAATATGGATGCTGACGTTATAAACCTTAATTGTGGAACATCATTATCTCCATTGGTTCCATCAAAAGAAGAGACATCATCTCAAGGGCCAGAAAGTCCAACAGGATCTGCTGTAGATTCAGAAAGTAGAGAAAGTGGTAATGTAGTTACACAACCCTGATGAACAACTATTTAAATAAAACTAAGTAAAAATGGTGATACTATGAAAGATATAGAAATTGTAGATATTTCAGAAACTAAAGAAGTTATTGTTAATGATAATTTTATTGTTGTATATGATAAAGAAAATAAAGAAGTGAGTGTCCATAGTAAAATCAAATTAAATATTGATTTTTGCACTGATTTGTCATTAAATATAACTGGTGCATTAGATTTGAATGTAACTGATAACATAAATATTAGAACAAATAAAGAATGTTTTATAGATTCTAAAATATTATGATTAAATTCTAAAAAAGAAAATTATTATGATGAAAATTTTAACAAACAAATTCTAGGAGTAAAAAATGCCAGGTGTAGTTAGAATAGATGATAATTGTTCAGGACATGGATGTTGACCTCCACGCCCATCCATAACAGGATCTCCTGACGTATTTGTTAATAATAAACAAGTAGAAAGATATAATGATGTTTTAGAAGAACATTGTTGTCGTAGAATTATAGAAATAGATGGTGAGATTCATATTCGAACATATTGTCATGATGGTTTACATCTTGGCATTAGAGATGTATTTGTAAATGAACTACCTATACAAGTAGGACAAGACCCTATTAGTTGTGGATCTGTTTGTGATGAATGTTCTGATAATGTTTTTGCGGAATAAAAAAAGGAGTAAAGAATGGCACAACAAGTTTTTGATGTACATAGTTCAAAATTAACATATGCTACACTTAAAAAAATGTTAGAAATTGTAGATGATTATTTAAGTATTAAGACTAACTTAACATATTATTTTCCAGGAATTCTGGTCAATAATGATGAATGAAGGAAATTGAAGAAAATTATTAAAACTTTCTTAGATCATAATATTAATTGGGGTGGTATTTCTCCTAATACTAGTAGTACCACACATGATTATTCCAATTTAAAACAAACAATTCATTTAAATAAAGATGATGTAGCTCATCTTTATAATAGATTAATAGGTGAAGTTTCCTTTGCAGATGAAACAATTGTTGATTATTTATCAAGTGCTACCTGAACTAACATTATTAATAGAGTTATAAATATGATTACTTATGAATCATTATATACTTTACATAGACAAATTTTTAATGGTATTAGTAATAATGATTCTGAATATACAGAAAAGACATCTGGACAATTATCATTATATGATAATTGTGAGATGCCATTACCAATTAATAAATATACTCCTGATAATGCTAATTATAATGCCTTTATACATCTTCTAGGTTCTGATAATTATTATTCTTATCTGCCTGTATATGATCTTGATTGAGTATCAAGAAATGTATTTAAAAGATTAATATATAAAACAAATAAAGTTACTATAGATTCTTCTCCATATACACATAATACTCCTATAGGTGCAATATTATGAGCAAGAAAATCTGATGGTACATTTTTAACTACTGTAACATATGATGATGAAGATACAGTCAATATTGATGGAGTAGAAAGTGGAACAGAATTAAGAATATTAGAATTGTATAGTGAAGGTGAAGAGGAAGAAGTGGAAAGACCATTAAAACCAAGTATTTTACATCCAGAAAATGAAGATACTGTTTTTAATAAATTTGATATTTTAACAACTTCCTTGAAGATATCAGGTGGATTATTTGATTACCATTCATGAACAACTTGGCAATTATCAGATTCTTCTGATTTTTCAAACATATTATGAGAATCATATAGAAATAGAGAGAGTAAGACTTCTATTTCGTTATCTATAAGTCCTTCAGGATATATATCTTGTGAAACAGAAAGTTCATCTGGTCAATTAGCAACCAATGATACTATATACTGTAGAGCTAAACATAAGGGTGGTATATATGGTGAATCAAATTTTAGTGCTCCAATTCATTTTTATACTCCTTCATCATGAACCTGTGAAAGAGGTTTAGTAGATTATGGTGGTATAATAGTTGGTGAAATTAATGATTATTGTTTAGTCATGGGAAAGTTTGATTCTGAACCAACTACTACAAATAATTTCTATATACATTCATCTGAATCAGAACAATTATCGGAAACAATATCAAGTTCAGGTGATATGTCATATAGAGAAGATCAAGATATATATTATGCTAATGTAACTGGTAGTAATACTGATATGAATGATTGATTAGAAATCAAACCCCAACCAGAAAGCAATTATGATATGTTTGTGGATTCAGAATCTGAAATGTTAAGTTTAGAAGTAAGTGGTGGTAACATTGCTATTAGAACTGATGAATATAAATGTTATGTTAATTTAGTAGGAAGTAATGAATCTATGAATGATTGAATGGAATTAGATACTCCTGCAAAAATTTGATGATTAGCTAAACAATATTGTTTGAATCTAGAATATCAATCGTATAATGATTGATATTTACCATTAGCATCTGAATTGAATATGATGCAGAATAATATGTTAGAATTAAATTCTCTAGATGATACAGGAGAATTTAGAACAGAAAAATATTGATCTTCTAGTGTTGATGTTATGGATGAAAAATATTATGCATGAGTAGAAGATTTCAGTGATGGAACCCAAACAACAAAAGACAGAGATGCTAATTGATATTTCATAAGACCAGTTAGGAGATTATAATGTCTTATTATTCAGATATAAATTTATCATTAGAAAAACAAAGAAATGGTGACGTAAAAAAATGTGAAGATAAAGATGCTGTAAGAAACAGCATTATTAATATTTCTGAGACAATTCAAGGACATAGAGTGATGTTACCTGATTTTGCGTTTAATGGGTACAATATTTTATTTGAACCAATAACCAAAGAAAGTGGAAGTATTATAGGTAGTTTAATATGACAATCAATTGAAAAATGAGATGAAAGAGTAGAAATAAATAATATCCATGTTGATTTAAAACCAGATGAACATCAGTATGTTATATATATTTATTATCATATACTAAATATAACATCAGAAACAGAACCAGATGTTGTTAGAATAGTTTTAACTCAATTATAGGAGAAAATAATAATGAGCATTGTACCAAATTATATAAGTATGGATTTTAATACGATCCGAGATGATTTAATACAAGAATTGAGAAAAACAGAAACATTTAAAGATTATAATTTTGAAGGAAGTAATATAAGTATATTATTAGATCTTTTCAGTTATTTAGGTGAGTTAAATACTTTTTACACAAATAAATTGGCTAAGAATTTATATATTGATACAACTGAACTATATGAAAATATTCATAGATTAGCTTTAAGAGAGGGATATTCTCCATTAGGATATATATCTTCTGAAACAGATCTGACATTAACTCTATCTCAAGGAGAAAATGAATATTTTGAAATTGGTGATTTATTATATGTACCTAAACATAAAAATTTCAATAGTAAAATTGATGTTGATAATAATATTAATTTTATTAGTGTAGATGATGTTAATCATACAGTTTCATTATCATATACAGAAGAAGGTGAACCAAATACAATAACAAATTATGAATTTAATATCTTAGTAAGACAAGGTAATCTACTAGAATATAGTTACTTTGGTTCTGATATATTTAATAATAAAATTTCTTTACCTTTCAAAAATTTTGATAATAAACCTAGACTTGGTACAGGTTATGGAGATTTTAGTATATGATTAGAAGTGAATGGAGTGAGATGAGAAAGAGTTAATACTTTTCTAGAATCATTATCAGGAATTGATACTACTTATAATATATTTAGGTTTTTATATGACAAATATAAACGTTACCAAATTAATTTTTCTCCTAACCTTAGTATTCCAAAAGAAACAGATGAAATAAATATTTCATTAATAGAATGTTTGGGTAGTGAAGGAAATGTTGGAGCAAATACTATAACTGAAATTATTAGTGATAATTTAATCTATAACATAACCAGAGATATTTGAATTCCTAACCAAAATATTTCTGTGACAAATAGAAGAGGTAGTTCTGATGGACAAAACCCGGAAACTACTGAAGAAATAAGAAGTAAAACTTTGAATTTTGCATCTTCACAATATAGATGTGTATCAAGAAAGGATTATAAAAATTTTTTAGAACAGTATGGTAAAGTCTTAAAAGGAACAGCATGAGGTCAAAAAGAATTAAGATATAATTCAGATGTTAGAGATTATAATAAAGTATTTATTACAATTATTCCAACAACATGAAATGTTGATACTATAATGACAAATTCTGAAACATGAGTAGTTGATAACGGAAAGAGAACAGAAATTATGGTTCCTGATCAATATTTAAATGATTTCAAACAAGAATTAGAAGTTTATCTAGATCCATATATAACCACAAATGTATATCACGTATATGAGTTACCAGAACTTATTTATTTTGCCTTTGATATTTCTCTTGTCGTGAAACAAAATTATAATTATGTATCTGTCATGAGTGATGTAAAAAGCAAATTGGAATATTTGTTTAGTGGTAAAATGAGAAGTTTTGGAGAAGAAATTGATTATAAATCAATTGAGGAAAACTTGAGAGATTTAGATATAAAATCAGAAACTAACTCATTTAGTAATGTTAAAGGAATAAAATTTTTGAGAATTAGAGATATACATAGTAATTATACAGTTAATGAACCGAATAATTCACAAGATTTTCCTCAATATAAAACGGATAAATTTGATAGTTATATGGAAAATAAGTTAAGGACTATTCTTTTAGGTCCAGGTCAATTTCCTATGTTAGATTCAAGTGTTTGTGAGTTTATAAAAGAAGGATAAGATATGAAAAAGTTTTCTGATATACCAGGATTTATAATTGAAGAATATTACAATACTATTTCAGATAGTACTTCTGATGATCCTATCACATATGAAAAATCTGTAAATGATATTACATTTACAGATAGAGATGATGTTGAATTCATAGATCATAGAAATATAGTATGAAACATTAAATATACTATTGGAAATAAATATTCTCAAAATAATAGTTATTTAATAGGTTCACAATTTAATATAGTTTCTTATGGTGGTAATAAATCACTAGTTTATGCAGAAACTGAAACAGATTGAAAAAATTTCAATATTATTCCTTCCACTGAAAACTTTAAAGAAACAGAATATGATTGAGTAGGAACATATTATAATTTTAAAATTGCTGATAATATATATCCGGAATATTCAGAAGATATTAAGTATGAATTAGAAGGAACTTATTATAAATTTATTCAGTATGATTCTTTCTCTGAAAAATTATACAAAACAATTTCTACAAATTCAGGTTATAATATATATTTTAGAAGTGATGATCCTTTCATAAAATGAGCAAAAACATATTATTCTGAATATATAAACTTAAATAAAGATTATATATTCATTGGAAATGTTTTTCCTTATCTTGGTGAAGAATGAAGATGTAGAATATTTGTTTACTTAATGAAAGATTTTGTTATTGATTCTTTGCCAACTAATAACAGACCCCAAAACTTAGTGAAATTTTTCCAAGTTGCATTTGATAAAATATATTCAACTATATATAACCAACAGAAAGAAATTAAAACCATATATGATCCCCAAGAAATTAAAATTAATTTACTTCGTGAACTTTCTAGTGATATGGGTTTGGATCTTGACATTAATATATTGAGTCAGCTCAATGAAGAAAATCTTAGAGAATTTGTCAGTAACATTCCAATACTTATAAAGAAAAAAGGAACAATCAGTTCTCTCTTTAGTATATGAAACTTAGTAACACAACAATTTACAGATTCAACAAGTAGATCTATAAATCTTTATGAATACTGACATGATACATTACCAGATGGAGAATATTTAGTAAAAAATGATGATTGAAAAGAAATTAATTATTTGAATAAATATCAAGATGTAGATTTTACAGGTTGTAGTGGTGATTCTTATTATTCTAGATATACTAAAACATATCCAGATTTTTACCAAACAAATATATATCAATCTAATGTAAGTTCTTATATACACAAACAATATGAGTTATCGAGTACATGAGAAGTTAACCATTTTATAAATGAAACTGAATTAGTAATACAATGTTATAATGATGTTTATGAAGAATTTATTCCTTCATCTGTAGATATAAAGAATAATGCTACTGTTATAATTAATTTTAATAAACCAACTATTGGTTACTGTGTTGTACAAAAAGCAGGGTATGGAAGAATAGAAGAAGGAACCTATTGAAATATACAACATTATATAAATTCTAAATTAATATTAACACAATCATTTAATGTGTTCAATGAAAGGTTTATGCCAAGTGTTGTTTACTTAAAAGATCATGATACAGGAATTATCCAAACTACGAGTAAAGGATATGGATATTTTCTAGAAGGTGATTATATATATTATGATTTAACATCTGAAGAAGATAACAGAAGAATCTGAACAATAAATCATGGGTTATATTCTTTATTAATTGTTCAAGTATATGATATTAATGATAATATGATGTTTCCTAAAAGTATAAAACACAACCAATTAATGAGTACAGAGATTGAATTTAGTAAACCAGTAAATGGATATGCTATTTTAAAAGAGGTAGGAAGTGTTTATAGAAACATAGAAGGAAATATACTTTCTCCACATTACAAAGTAGAATGTGATTTAACATGCAGACCTATAAATAATGAAGATATAATTAATGAAGAAACTGTTAACTTCTTAATAAATAATTTTGAATCTATGAGAGGAGTAACAAGAGTTCCCCATTACCACTTTGTATTCGCACCATTAACTGATTTCTCAGGGTCAATATTAGGAACTTATGAACAGAAATATATTTCTTATTGACTATCAAGTTGTATAGTAGGAAGAATATTAGGTGATAATGTTTATCATCACCAAGTTGAAGAATCAACTACTTGAGATGTACAACATAATTTTAAAACTAAAAATGTACTTGTATATGCTTATAACTCTAATTATGAACAAGTATATTATAGTTGAATTGAACATATAGATTACTCTAATTTAAAAGTTCATTTTGATACTCCTCAAAGTGGTTATCTAATAGTTATTGAATCAGAAAAAACCGGGAATATTTTTACAGATCCAATGACAATTGAACATGATTACCAAAGAGAAATTAATTATCAATTTTTTAATCTTTCAAGAGAAGAAACTATATTTCCTGAATCTATTATAAATAATCCTAATTCATTAGAATTAGGTAAATCTGAAGAAGGATATTATCAACTAACAGAAGGAAATATTATCTGAACACAAACTAATCCTTCTTCTACATGAGACATACAACATAATTTAAATACTACTGGTATTGTTGTACAATTTTATGATGGTGACTGAGAAAGAATTTTTCCTTCTACTTTAACATTAAATACTCAAAATGATTGTGTATCTACATTTTCAGAAAGTGTAAGTGGTTATTGTGTAATAAAATCTATTGGTTTTATTAACTATAGAAATGATATTAAGAGACAAATTGATGATAATGGTGTTGTTGTAGTTTTAGGTGATGGAAATGATAAATTTTATATTCTTGACAATATTAATGATGTTCAAAACCCAATAGATATAATTAATGTTGGTTCTGAAAATATCTATATAGAAAATGATAATTTATATATAGATATAGAATTAGATGAAAGTAAAGAATATGACATACAGGAAATAGGTATATTTGATACAAATAAAGAAATGTTATATTTCTATTCTCAAGGAAGTATAATTCATAAAAAAGAAAATACAACAATGACATTACACTATAGAGTAAGTAATCAAGATTTATAAGGGGGTTATAAATGTCAAGAATACATTGATGATCATTTTTAGTTAATGAAGAGGGTCAACCAATAAACAATGCAGATATAAGTATATACTTAGCAGGAACTACAGTTCCTGCCAAAATATTTTTAGATGAATTTTCAACAGAATCAGAGGATAGTATTCCTCAATTAAAATCTAGTAAGAATGGTTATTTTGAATTTTGAATTCCAGATGTTACTAGTGATATATATACATCAGGACAAAAATTTAAAATAGAATGAGACAAAGCTGGATTAGAATATGGATATATTGATTTTGTTGATATTTATCCATCTTACTATCCAGTAGATGAAAATAAATCAGATACAAAAAAAGATAAAACTGTAAGTAATGAATTAGCTCAAAGATGAGAAAGTCATGCATTGGATGATTCTCATGTTATTCACGGTATAGAAGAAATTACGTTTGAAGATTTAAACACTATCAGAAATAGAACTATTAGTAATAAAGATGGGTTTGAATGAGAAAAACATACTAATTCTATATTTACTACAGAAGGAACAAGTGGACAAACTTTTATTACAGGAACACATGCTACTAGTGCAGATTTTCCTCATGATATTCATCCATGAAATCCTTCAGAAAATATTGAACTAACAGATTCTAATTATTGAATTAAAAATAGATTAATTTCACATCATTATGGTACAAAATGGAATAACCATGTTGAAAATGGTGAATTACATCATAATTCTTATCATGAATCAATTAGTAGTACTGATTGATCTCCTAGTGGTGCTAACTATATATTTGATGTTATACATCAACTAAATGAACCATATCCCATGATTCAAATGTGAAATACGGATACTAAATTACAACAAGATCCTGTTTCTATAAAAAGTTTAAGTTCATCAGGTTCAAGAATAGAAAATGATTCAGAAATAAATGCTAAAGTGATAATTTTAAAATAAGAGGGAATAAAATGGCAAAGATATTAGGTGCTATAACCTTAACAGAAGATAGTTCTACATCATTAAAAAATATAGATGGTGATTATGTATCACATGATGATGTGTGTATTGTAGTAGATGAAAATTGATTCTATATATATGTATTAGAAAATTCTTCTCTGGAACAAAACATTCCAGATGTAATAGAACCATATACTAATTCTACTAACAAAAGATGAATATTAAGATCTTTAAGAAAGTTTACAGAAGATGTATCTGTAAAAAAAGATAACAAATTAACAGTTTCCAAGATATACTATAATGATGATGATGGAGTATCTTTTTATACAAGAAACAATCAAGAAATTATGAGAATTAACCAAAATAATGTTGTTCTCAATAAAGAATTGCTTATTACAAGTAATAATTTAAATATAGGATCTTTGAATAATATAAATCTTTCAGAATTTATATTAAGAGATGGTTCGGTTGCATTTACTGATCAAGTACAGGGTATATATCCAGAAGCAGATGAAGACTTAGCAACTAAAAAATTTGTTTTAGATTCAGTTGGTGAAGACTTTAATACAATGGACCATATATCAGAACCTAATAATCCTGAAATTGGTCAGAGTGTGATGTACTCAAGTGATGGATCAGCAAGTGATGAGACAGAAGGTGATCTTGTGTTAAAAATTAATATTGGTGGAATTGTAAAGAAAACTATATTAGCATCTTATGGAGACGCTAAATTCCTAACTGATTATGAATAATTATAGTATTTTTTCAATAATTGGTTAATCAGAATAAATTATAAATAATTAAGAACCGATAGAACAACCTCTATGTTCTAGATGTTATCTGTCTCCCTCCTTTTGGATAGACATTACGGTTAATCACACTTAGGAGATTCTATGAAATTTCATAAAATAGAAATGGTAGGAAGACTACTACTACAAAAAATAACAGATTTACCTATATTTAGTAGTGAAGATGAATCACGGGTATTATATAATACTACTAATAAAAGTATATATTATGCTGATAATACAAGATATAAAAAATTAAGTGGAAAAATAAATGAGTTTACTACACCAGCAACAAGTGGTGATTTATTAGAAGTTGGTTATTCTTATCCAATTGATACTTCTACTGGAGAAGTTATACTACTACTTCCAACAGACATTTATAAAGAAGATATGATAGAATTGTTTGATAGTGAAGGTTCATTTGCGGATAATAGTTTGGTTGTTGATGGTAATGGAAATACCATTAATGGAAATGATACGGTATCATTCTCTGTAGATGATTCTTTTATTAGATTAATATTTGATGGTGAAGAATGAAAAGCAGATATTGGGGGTTTAAATACTGTTGTAGATGACACAGGAATTAATTTTGCCTCAATGGGAAGTGCAACAGAAATTAATCCGAATGATAATCTTACATATCAAGATGCTACTGATGGTAATACTAAAAAAATTACTTCTAATAATTTTTTACAAACATTAGATGTTAGTAATTTAACATCTATGACATCTCCTAAAAGTGATGATTATTTATTAATACATGATGTTAGTGAAAATATAAATAAAAAATTCTTATCTAGTTCTCTTTCAACTTCTTCTAAGAATATTTATCCATATCAAATGAATCTTGATTTTAATGATGAATATTCATCATTTGGTAGTATATTTAATAGTATAAAAACAGTGGATTTTGACATTTATGGAAAAGGATCTGTATGATTTTCTTTTAACTTTCCTGCTGGATGGGGAGTAAATAGAAATATTGACATAATTGTATCATATTCAACAGTAAGTAATGATCCAGATAAAACAGTAAATTTACAAGTATCATATTGATGTGTAAAGAATGGAGATGCACCAGATAGTAATAGTCCAGATATTACATATTCTAATACATTAAATATTACATCTGATAAAATCAATAAATATAATAGAGAAAGTTTATCAAGTATTGAAAGTAGTTATATAACAAGTGATTCTAGTCTTGCACTAATAAAAGTCACTAGAGATCCATCATTAGATAATTATGCAGGCAAATTAAAAGTTGCTAATTTTATATTCAATATATCATAGAGGAAATTATGGGAATAATAGTCAATAATGAAAGAAATTTATATCATATTAATCAAGTATCACATATCACTGATACATTATTAATTAGTGATGGCAATAAATGAACAGGTGATAGTAGCTCTAAAGAAAACTGAGACGTTGCTTATTCAGAAAGAAAAGAGTGAGATGGTTCCTCTACAAATCTGAATGCTACTACTGGAAGATCATCATTAGCATTAAATAATCATAACCAAATGAATATTGAAAGTGTAGATGATTTAGTAAATGTTGGATCTGGTTATAGAGCACATATAGATTCATTTCATACAAATTCTACATCTGGTGAAATGTGAGTAGAGGGATCATTTATTGATTCAAACAAAACTATTAGAATTGGAGAAGGTGTAGCAGGAGGACAACCAGCTCAAGATGTTTCATTTGGTAAATCAGTGACTGCTACAACATTTACAGGAACAGCAACACAAGCACAATATGCTGACTTAGCTGAAAAATTTACAATTGATCCTGATACAAAAGTTGGAACTGTAGTTAAAGTACTGGGAAAAGATAGTCAATATGAGGTAGGAAAAACAGAATATGATTTAGATGATTCTATTGGTGTTGTTTCATCTAAACCTGCTTATTTAATGAATATAAATTCTGAAGGATTAGCAATTGCTCTTGTAGGAAGAGTGCCCGTAATAATTTGTGGTTCTATATCAAAAGGTGAAAGAATTGTACCAACTTTAAATGGTAAATGTAGAAAGGCAACTCCTGATGAAAAGATTTACTCAATAGGATTTTCTCTAGAAAATAAAGATATAGATTCACCACAATTAGTTGAATGTATTTTGAAGTAGGAGATAATTATGGCTTTTAGTTGATCAAATCTTGGAACTTTAGTTGAAGCATATGATCTTAATGAGATCAAAAATAATGTGGATATTAAAGCTGATGAAATGGGTATAGATAGATATGATTGAAAAGAAAATCCTGTTTTTATAAGTGATGTAGTTAAAGTATCAGAAACAAAAGAAATGAGAGATGCTGTTGATTATCTCGATGATAATAATGTATGTTCAACATATTATAGTGCTAACTATGAAACAGATAATAATGATCATAATGATGTAGTAGATAATGATCAAGACACAGGTTATTACTCAGATGAAGATGCTGGAATAGATAATGATAAGAATACAGGATATTATAGTGTTGAAAATAGTGGTAAATATTCAGATGTATGTTCTGGTCATAATGATGTTGAAGATGGTACTATTTATAGTGATAATGAAGATAGTTTTTTTTCAGACGAAGATGGATCACGAGCAACTGGTCGAAATAGAGGTGTTAATAGTGCAAAAAATAGTTCTGTTGATGGTAGTGACAAATCAGGTTATTGTGATGGTTATAATACTGTTGTATGCAGTTCTCTAAATTATTCTGTATGTTCCGCTAACTAAATTATTCTGATACTTAAACAACTAGTGAGTAATAAAATGATTAGATTTAATGGAGAAATATATGGCATTTACTTGAAATGAATCTATTAGTGTTGGAGATATAATACAATCTTCAATAGTAGAAGAAATAAGAGATAACCTTGATTATATAGATGATAATACTGCTTGTCAAACTTATTATAGTGATCAAAATAGTACTGAGGATTCAACATTATATTTAGATAATGATAGTGGAGTAGATAGTGATTATGATGGAACTGTTCATGCCGATCATGATAGTGGAGTAGATAGTGATTATGATGGAACTGTATATGGAACTGACAATGATATAGATGATGGTGATTATGATTCCACTATATATAGTGGTAATAATAGTACATTTGATAGTGATTATAATGAAACTATTGATTCTTGAGACTTTTCTTCGGTACTTACTAATACTAACGCTGGAGTAAATAGTGGTAATGATGGGTTGTACTGTTCATCACAAAAAAGTGGAATAAATAGTGATAATAATGCTGGAGTATATAGTAGTAATTAATAAGGAGTAAATATGATAAATATTTTTGTTAAAAATGGTGTAGCAGCAGAACTTTTTTCAGCTGCTTGATGTAACTTAGATTGTGCTTACTGTTACATACCAAAGGGTAATAAAACATTAATAGATAAACATAAAGAAATCATAAAAGAAGTTAAAGAAATTTATCCTCTTATAAACAGATTAAAGAAAGTTTATGGTGAAGATTTAGAGTTAATTAGTCATTGAGGTTCAGAACCTAGTCTTACAATAAAATATTTTAAGGAATTTTATAAAGTTGCTATAAAAGAATTTCCTAAATTATATAGTGTAAGTATGTCTTCAAACTTTTTATCTAATACTGATAATATGATAGATTTTTTCTTGACATTTCCAACTGATAGAAAATTTAATTTTGAGGTTCAAATGTCTCTTGATGGTCCTGCTTGAATTACAGATAAAAATAGAAGAGGTGGTGCTACAGAAAATATTATTGAAAATTTTGTTAAATTTGTTAAAGGGTTAAATCAACAAGATCTACAACACAAAATTGGTGTTCATTTTAAACCAACAGTTGCAAAATCAGATTATGAAAAATTACTTGAAGGTAATAATTTATTAGATTATTACAAATTATTTGATGAAGTTATAGATAAAATGATTAAAGTAAATACTAGAAAGAATGTTTTAATAAATTTTAATTGTGATCCAACTGTTGTATGCCCCGATAATTATACTACTCAAGATGGAATAAATTTTAGTAATATATACAATAAATCTTTAGAATTAAGAAAGAAATATAATTTTAAATATGTCAGACCAGACTCAAATTATTGACATGGTTTTCAAAAAGTAGCAATTCTTTCAAATGAATTATTTACTAAACAAAGGATGTTTACCTGTTCAGCAGGTGATAGTCAATTTGGTATAAGCGAATATTTACATCCATGTCATGATACTTTCTATTTACCATATCCTAATATACAAAACGATATGTTAAATGATACTGATAGAATTCAAAGTGAACATGAAGAACTAGATATTAAAACTGGTAGATTAAATAAAACAAAAGAATTAATGACACATAAAATTGATGATTTAAATAATTTTGATTTGTTAAAATATCATTATTATTTAAGAAGTTTTCATGATTTTCTTAAACACAAAGTTAATACTGCCACAGCTATAATAAAAGAAATGGCATATACAAATCAAATATCTGAGTGTTATAAATATGATGAAATGGCGGCATTATTAGCATTATTCAGTTTGACTCGTCATTCTTGTCCTACAGGTCAAATGCAACAAATAGGAACTATGAATATTCAGCCACATACATATTACAGATTATTTGGTAATGGATTAGTAGAAAGTTTTCTCAAAAGATATTTAAAGGAGAATTTTTGTGAATAATAAAATATGTAAAGAACAAGATAAAGAATTAATTAAACATTTTCTTGATAGATCATTCTTTGAAGATTGAAAAAAAGAAAATGATAACAAAGAGTCAAAATTATTTCAAAGTTTAGAATTACAATTAACTTCTAAATGTAATCTAGCATGTAAATACTGTTATTACAATGATACTAATGGATTTGGAAAAGATTTGAACAATGGTAAATGAAAAGATATTAAAGAAAATTTTTATAGTTTAAAGAGATACTTACAAAAAAATGATTTATATCCAGATAAAATAGAACTTTTTGGTGGTGAAGTATTAAATCATTATAATACTTTTGAAATAATTGATGAACTATTAGAATTTTATAAAGGAACAGAAAAAAAGGGAATTATTTCAATTCCTTCTAATATGAGTTTTTTAAGAAGTGATAAAAAGACTCAAAGAGTTATAGATTTGAAAAAGAAAGCTAAAGATTGTGGTTCAATTTTAGGAATAAGTGCTTCTGTAGATGGTTTATATATGGATAAAGAAAATAGACCAATGGCAGGATCTTCTAATAATGATAAATTTTATAATGATAAATTTTATCATAGATTATTTTCATTCTCTAAAAATCATGGTTGTGGTTTTCATCCTATGATCTATCATAATCAAATCCATAAATGAAAAGATAATTTTTTATGGTTCCAGAATAAATTTGAAGAGTATGGTTTACCTTGATCAAATATTTACTTATTAGAAGTAAGAAATGATGGTTGAAATAAAGAATCAATAAATCATTATATAGATTTTTATAAATTTATTCTTAATTATGTTCTTCATACTAAATTAAATGGAGATAAAGAAAAATTTATTAAAGGATTTATTCTTAATGGTATTGATGGTTATGAAGACATAAATAGAATGAATATGTTTAATAATACAGGAACTATAGGAAGAGGAATAGGTTGTTCAATGCAAACAACACTATTTGTAAGAATGGGAGATCTTGTAGTTAATACCTGTCATAGATTATCTTATGATATGTTTAATGGGTTCAAATTTGTAAAAGAAAATGATGAAATTGTAGATATAGAACCATTAAATACACCTTTCTATTTTGCCACTATATCAACTAATCATAAGGAATGACCATATTGTTCTTCTTGTATGATAAAAAATACTTGTATGAGTGGTTGCTTAGGTGCTCAATTTGAAACAATGGGTGATCCATTTATACCCATTCCTTCCGTGTGTGCATTAGAACATGGTAAAGTAAAGGCACAAATTGAATTTTTAGAAGAAAATAATATATTTGATGATTTAACAAAATATTTTAATTCAGACCAAAAAATGACATTTAAAATGTTTAAGGACTATAAGAATGGAGGAAAGTATGAATAAAATTGATGTGATTAAAAGTTTTTTCAATAAAGGATTAAAAACAAGAGTATCTTTAGGTAGAAAGGAAGATGTTTTTAAAGAATGTTTTAATTATATATTGAAAAATATTGAAGAGGTTGATAATAATGAAGATTTTACTAAATGAGAAGATTACAATAAATCACTTGAAACTGTAAAATTTATAAAAAGTAAATATTTAAATGAACCAATTGATAAAGAATTTGGTCAATTTTCAGACGCCTGGGTTTACTTAGTTTATAATTGAAATGATAATACTATTAAGAGTCCAAGTATTATGAAGGAGTGTATATATACACAAAGATTAATTGAAGACTTTATTACCATGAAAGAAGTAACAGAGAATTTAAAACTTATTAATAATAAATTAAATAATTTCAAATCGTGAAACCCACCTGCATTTGAAGTAAGTAAACATTTTATTGATTATTTAGAATAATTAACGAAAAACATAATAATATAGTGGAGATATAATATGAGATTTGATGAAGTAGATATGGCAGGGCCACTTTATTTAGAATATAAATCAGTTCTTCCTGTTTGATCAACTGATCATAGAAGAAGACTAATTATGGTAGATTATCTACAAGAATATGCAGTTTATTATGGTTCTGAAAATGGTTGAAGAAGACTTGATTTTTCATTAGGTGACTTAGAAGGTGATGGTATCTTTGTAGCATTTGATGGAGAAAATTATTTCTTAACAGATTCATTACCAGATCAAACGGGTTATACAAATGGTGAAGTATTACAAACAAATGGTACATTTGCTTACTGATATAAACTAACAGCTAAAGATATTCTACCAGATCAAACAGGCCATCAAGGAAAATTTTTAAGAACTGATGGTAGTAAAGTTAGATGAAGTATTGTTCCATCTGACTTACCCTCTCAAGGAGGACATGGTGGAAAAGTATTATCAACAAATGGAGTTTATGCTTTATGAGAAAGTATTGAAGATGCTTTAGGTCTTCCTCCTAAAGATGGTCATGGTGGTGAATTTCTGAAAGTTCATGAAAATGAAGATGATTTATTGTGAGACTCAGTTTTGCCTATTAATACAAGTGGTAAAACAAGAGTTTTAACTAATGATGGAAAAATAACCTATTGGAGTAAAAATTATTTACCTGATCCTGGGGTTAGAAAGGCAGCTCTTATAACTAGAGGTGGTGGTGATATTGAATGAAGTATATATGATGTATTACCAGATCAAAAATATAATGATGGAAATGTTTTAGCAACAAATGGAGTATTTCCTTATTGGACAGATTGAACAGTACCAGAAGTATCTTTATCAATGGGAGATTTAAAAGATGTTGAAGATGATTTTAAAGATGAACATGTATTAAGATATGATGAATCACAAGAACTTTGGGTTTCTGTTCCATTCACAGGGAACTATGTAAAAACAGATGGAGACTCTGAACCAACAGAAGACAATCAATGAGTTATAGGTACAAATGAAAAAAGATTTAGAAAAATTTATTCTGTCTGTTTTATAGGAACATCTTCTCAAACAAGACTTGCTGATTTGGCGGAAGTTTATTCATGTTATACTAAACCACAAATTGGTAAAGTGATGTTAATTTCTGAAGATGAAAATATTGATTGTGAAGAAAGTAATACTTTAGCATCACAAAGAGTTTTAGGAATTATTTCAGAAAATCCTGGTTATCTAATGAATAAAGATGATGATGGTGTAATAGTAGGATTAAAAGGAAGAGTTCCTTGTTGGGTACAAGGTCCAGTAAAGAAAGGAACTCCACTTGTATCAAATATAAATGGAACTGCAATTAGTATTCATCAAATAAAGGATGTACCACCAGGTTCAATAATTGCTAAAAGTAATGAAAGTATTAAATGTGATGGTATTAAATTAATTGAGGTAATTCTATAATGACTTTAGATTTGAATGAAGACCATATAATTTCAGATGAATATTTAGATTTTTTTATAGATATAGTTAATGATTATATTGAGAAATCTAATATATCAGTAACACCATTGGATTTTTACTTTTCTAATAAAGAATTACTATATGCTTCTGATCTGGAATTACTAAAAGCAAAAATGAAAGAAATATTTCCAGAAATAAAATGAAGATATATACTTGAAAGTGAAAGACCATTACAACACGAATTTATTCAAGAAATAGTTGATAATATGTTCAGATTTTGTGAAATGGGTGACTACTGTGTCAAGTATAATGAAGAAAATAAGAGAATGTTATGATTAGATTTTGTAAAAAATCAAAACAATTTAATTAATGCTAATATTTATTTTGATTCATTCTTAAATTTAGCTAGATGGTACAAGTATGATAATGGTCCAAAAACATCTATAAAACCACAATATGAAACAACTTTAGAAAATTTAACACCTGGAAAATCTCTGTATGTACAAGGTAAAGCAGAAACAACTCTTGTAGTAGATCTCTTATTTATGATAGATAGATCAGGATCTATGGAAGATGATATTTCAAGAGTTAAAAACTCAATAGTAAAAATAGGAAATTATTTAACAGGTAGGGGTTTTGATATAAACTTTGCCTTTTGTAAATATGCAGATGGATATTTTCAAAATGAAATAGATTTTACAAATGATTTTAGTTATTTAGAAAGAAATATATCAACATTTACTTGAGGTGGAAAGGAACCATCATTAGATGCTATGATGCACGGAGCTAAAAATTTTAGTTGAAGAGAAAATGTAAATAAAATGATTCTATTAGGAACAGATGAACCATCAGATGCTAATACTTATACTCTTGATGAAACTGCTAAGTATTTAAATGATAATGATTTTGGTGTAATCTATTCTGAAACCATTACAAGAAATTATATTCAATATAGTTCTATAACATATACTAAAGATGATATTGTACCTACATTAAATAATAGTATTGGTACAAGTTTATTAAGAGAAAACACCTGAGAAGATATTGTTACATGAATTACAAGATTAATAGAAACAAAAATTTATTATTGTGATGTTATTGTTCCTGATCTATCTTGTTTAGATGGAATACCTATATTAAATACTTCTAATTGTGCTTTAACATTTTCAACATTATACAGTATGATAGCAAATAGTGAAGATATACCCACAAATGAAGAACAATGTAATGTTAATAGTGATGAGCCAGAAGAATAGGCATATGCCTATTCTTCTGAATAATCTTTATTTTACTTTTGACTCATTAAGAAATAATTCTCTTCATCATTAAATGTATAAATCATTCCACCTTCTTTTTCTTCTATATATGCTAGTTTCATATCAAAACTTTGATTTATTACATTCATCATATGTACAAATGTTTGATACCCGAAACACATAGTTAAATCATGCATGTCTGTATCACAAATATCAAAACTAATACCATTACTATATGTAATGGTCTTATCCATTGTTTCAATATATAATACTTTATCCTTCACAGTTAAATATATCTTTCCAAATCTATTACCAACTTTCTTAATCTTGATGAATTTATTAATAAATTCATCATTTATATTGAATTGTACAAAAAATTCAATATTATCTTGTGGTCCATCACTATTAAATACAGAAATTACACTAGGATCATCAAAGTGTAGTTTAACACTATTATCCAATACAATTTTGTTCTTATGAATTTTTAATGTTACTTCTTCATCATCTATCAATTCAATAAATGGTTTCAATTCTGTTTTCGGGTTACAAAAATTTAATTGTACTTCATCTTTAACATCTACAAAAATATTATTTGGTACATTTAATATTGTAGCTGCCTCAGATGAAGCAGCAATCATCTTACTTCATATTCTATCATTTTCAACATCATAGTTGACTTGTACTGAATCAATGTAATAATTAATAGTTGCTTTATTCACAAATTTCTTAAATTCTTCTACATTCATTAACATACTTATCTCCTTTAAACAAAAATTATTTTTTCTAATACAAAACTACAATAAACTACTAGATCAATAATGATCTGAGGATTAAAAATACAGTTACAAATAATATACTGATTTAATCTATCAAACATTGTAATACCTCTCTTTCACTCATTTCATATTGTTTCATTAACTCTTTCACTCTCTTATCATTCTTTCCCTTATCTTTCTTTACATATGAAATATATCTTCTACCTTTAGGTACTTCATAATAAAAATAGTTATATGTCAAATTATCAGGTACAGAAAATAATATTTGATTAATTCTATTTGTTAAATATATTAAGTTCTTATCATGAGATAATCATAATGTCAGTTTATAACCATTAGCAATCTTCTTATCATATTTTAAATCTTTCTTATAAAAGATTGCATTTAAATAATCAAATAATGTTTTTTTAGTCCCACTCATTTAATCTTTCCCCATATTTTTGTTTGATAAGATTAAAATCTGTATCCCTATCAGATTCATTTTCATATTCCCAAGCTAAATATCAACTACTATTAAAATAAAAACAAATATAGAAAGGAGAATTCATATTCTTTGGTGATATAACTTCAACAACCTTATGATCTTCTTTATCTACATAGTTCACATTGTTTAAATTTACAACTGAATCTTGATTCATTGAATATACTAACATTATAAAACTCCTTTTTTCATCAGATTAAAGAAAAATGCAACAAAGTTAACTTCTTTGATCGCTGCAAAATAATCTCTGTATAAATATTCTCCTGTCATTATAAGTGCTTCACCAGGATTATTAACATTATCTGGATCTTGCATTATCTGTTCATAAATATATTTGTATAATTGATCATATTCTATATAATTACTTCTCAATATTTTTCTCAATCCATCAATATCTTGTTCTTTCATCAATTTAAAAATATCTCGATAAAGATCTGTAGTTGTTGAAAATGAAATTTTACTAATTTTACCATCTCTAACATTACTTTGTAAAGTGCCAATAATTTTTCTAATATCAGGATACAATTTTTTAATCACATCAACAATAGCAGATTTACTTTCTACTTTAACACTTTCTGATTTTAGTATTTTAAGACAATGACTAAGGATAGGTTTACCTGGAGGATCATTTAGAGAAACTTCATAACCACATCTAGATTTGATTGCATCTGTAATTTTTGTAACATTATTACATACAAAGAAGAAACTACAAATTTTATGTGTGTCTTCCTGTAATTGTCTTATCGCATCTTGACCCGCAACTGATAATCGGTCCGCCTCATTTAGATATACAACCTTTTTAGTCATACTAAATGAAGTAGCAAATTTATTAATCTTATTTCTTACATCATCAATACTATTTTCCATACTAGCATTGATTTTTAAATAATCACAGCCAGTATCTTTAATTAAAATATCCATGAATGTACCCTTACCTGTGCCGGGAGAACCATGAATTAAACAGGTTGGTAATTCATCAATAATTTTTTGTAATAGTTGTTTCTTTTCATCTGTTATAACCATCTCATCTAATTTTTTTGGTGCATACTTAAATACTCACAAATCCTTACTCATTATTATACTCCTATCTTTACATATTTTGTTTTACCATTTTCTGCACATTGTTGCATTATTTGAATTGTAAGATCAGGCATAGTTAGTCCTCATATACACCATCATTGATATCTGAGTCTAACTCATCAAAATATTCCATTGATTCTTCCTCTATCTGTTCAGCACCTTCTAATAACAATTCATATATATCATACATTGTTTCATCTGTGACTTTACCAATAATATTAGTGTCTCGTTCCAATTCATCAAAATTCTCTTTAACACATTCATACTTCATAATTAATTCTTTAAAGTAATATAATAATTGAACTCCAATATCTGAATTTAAAAAATCTGTATATGTAATCATGATTTACTCCTTATCTAAAAATAAAGGGAAGATGAATGTATCTTATCATCTTCCCTTTAGATTGTCAATGTGTTAATTATTACTTATTGACAAGTTCTTTCAATCCCTTACTTGGTTTGAATTTAACAGCATTTTTGGCAGGAATAGACATTGATTCTCCAGTTTGAGGATTACGCCCTTCCCTAGCTGCTCTTTCTACTACTTCAAACTTTCCAAAAGGTGTTAGATTTACACTATCACCTTCTGCCAACACATCAGTAACTGCCAATACAAAATTTTCTACCATTGCCTTAGCATCTTTCTTTGTTACCTGTGCTGTTTCTGCCACCCTTTCGACAAATTCCGTCTTGTTCATAAGAACCTCCTTACATTTTGTTATATGTTTACGAACAAATCTATTTATAAATTTAATTCCAAAATCCTCCATAATATAATAGTAAAATAAAAAACATTGTTTTTATAAATGCACCAACAATTCTTTCATTTTGATAAAGAGTAATAGGTCTTTTATCCACAAAAGGAACTATAAAACATATAGTTAAATATATAATCATACAAACTTCTGGCCATCCCATACCTACTCTCCTTTACTTACAAGAACCATTAATAGCAAATTCACATTCCAAAGAAATCTGATATATATAATTGTCGATCCAGTCTAAAGATAATTCTTTATGTTCTTTATTTAAACAATCTTCTAAACTTCTGATATATTCTAATAAAGACATGGATCACTCTCTTTTTTAACTTTTTATAAAATTGGCCCCATGTTAAACCCTGGGAGAAGAGTTTATCTACCCCCTCTTTACTCCATGACAGCTTTTAACTGAGAGATCATGGAAACCAGGAACATGGGATAATAATGGCTCTGAGGGAGGGACTTGAACCCCCAACTACTTGATTAACAATCAAGTGTTCTGCCAATTGAACTACCTCAGAATAAAAACTAATAAAATATTCTACATATACATTGTATCATTGTCAAATACAAAATGAGGATTAGATGCCATAGCAAAGTCACTATCAAAAAACCCACCATCTTCACTCCACCAATCATCAATATTAATTTTATCTGAAGAACTATCTTCTACTTTTTCAGACTTTTCTTTAATACTATAATTCTCAGGATACTTTACATCTGTCAAACTGTCAAGACGCATCCTTCTCTCTTTTTTATCCCCTTCACACATCAACATTTTAGTTGTAGTTCTTACAAGAACTAATTCTTCACCATTTTTATGAACTACAATAATTCCTTTACCTGAATAATCCCTATTTGTTTCCAAACCAAATTTTTGTAACATATATTATCTCCATATGTTTTATAATTATTAAAATGGGTATTTTTGTGGAGAATACCCAAACTCCTAATGAACTACCCTACCATATCATAGTCAAAGGAATCAAAGAAGGTATCAGGAGACTCAGGAAATGGGGTTAGTTCTGGTTCATTCTTTTCCTCAGCGAGTCGAGTACTACCAACCTTACCTACAGTCATACGTCTTTCTTTACCATCTTCCAGATAATAAACCATCTTATTGGAAGTTCGGACCAAAGGAAACCAACCCTTATCAATATGATTCACTTCTAAATTATATTCAGAATAATATGTATTGGTCCAAAGGATATCCACCATAGGAGCAGAACTTGGTTCATTACTTTCAGAATTACCCACAACAGGATCTGCCGTACCATTGATATAGTTCACATCTTCAAGAGAACCAAGGTTCATCCTACGAATATTTTCCTCATAGTCTTCATAATAAAGGATCTTGTTAGCTACTCTTACCAGAGGATACCATTCACCATTCTTATGCTTAACTTCTACCTGACAACCACGATAATCAGCGTTGTGAATCAGACCAAAGTTTTCAATTGTATTACTCATAATTAAACCTCCAAGGGTTTTTGTTTACCTTTCTTGGCAATGACAAGGTTGAATATACCTTCCTGCTCCACCATTGTCAATGATCAGATATTTACCTACATATTCATCAAACTCCTATGTTTAATTACTCATGAACCAAATATGATCAATTCCTTCTTTCATCGTGGGTATCTGTTGATTGTAACAAAATTTATTGATTACTTCAACACCTACAGATTTGTCTCTTGACATATCTCTG